TGCGTACTCCCCTACGAGTGTTCCCGGAGCCTTGCTAATATACGCACCCCAATTTCTATCGCTCTTGCGAACAATTCCAGCTCTGACGAGCCATTCGCGAACAGCTTCTTGTTCGGTTGGGGGCATTCCAAGCAATAGCTGTGCCGACGGCTTGAGAGATAAGTTTGCTGCATGAGGGTTGTTGAAGAAGATGAGAAAGAGGGAGTCGTGGAAATATTCCCAAGATAAGCGGCGCATCCCGAGATGTGTTTCTGCCACATCCATATCAAACTTTGCATTATGAAAAAGAATGGGAAGCCCGCTATTCCAAGCTTCCAGAAGCTTTCTTTTTCCGTTTCGCTCGTCTATGTTATTTCCTTCTGGATGTCCCCACGCATAATAGTGAGATCTCCGATCTTTTGGGTATTTTATTGAAACGCCAACAGGCCGAGGCGGATAATGTGGGCGGCTCTCAATAGCTTCGGTCTCGAAGTCCACAGTTATTACGTCAGGTATCTTCATGATGAAAGAAGAGATTCCCGCTCGCGTTGTGTTCGAAGAATGTTGTATCGTCCGTAAAGGCGAATGACAAACTGAAGACGTCGCTTACTGCCCTTCTTCCTTTCGCGATCTAGCAACATCTTCACTTCTTTTTCTGACAACCTATTGATCTGTTCGTTCAAGGTGGTCCAGTTCTTTAGCGGATCATCTTTTTTCTTAGCCATGTCGTTTCTCCTTAGAAAAGGTCGGTGTTCTTTGCCCGCCGCAATTGTCTAGAATTGATCGGCTTCGAATACTCCGTTTGAAGCTTACGCTCTTCAGGTCTACAGCGGACCCAGCTTGTTCATTCATTTTCTCCTCCTTCTCTAAAGTGCTGGCCGGTGCACTGACTTCCTAAAAAGTCGTGCTCCGTTTGGGTTGCCAAGGAAGAGTGGTTCACCCAGGACTTCGGTGACGAACAACGTGAGAGGTCAATACCGCGTTGCTCCGAGCTGCCCCCTGCGCCTACCAGCATGTTCCTCATCACCGCGCAAACTTCAGCTTCTTCGTTGGCAACTTCTTCTTTCCTTTGTTTTCAGACCTGTCCTGAACCTGATATGGGAAGGCAATAGTTCCCATTGTCTTCTCCCACAACGTTTTCAGTGCACTGAACATCTTACTATTGTTGATCTCTTTTTCAAGGCTGAATAGAACACGGAACTGAGATTTGTTGTCAGCTTCCAGAGTTATCTTTGTCACAACCGTGTAATATGGTCGCTTCAAAGTCTTGGCGAGATCCACCTTCGCATATCGCTCCCAGTTTCTCACGGACATCACTGGTATCTTCATAAAGACGACTCCAGCTTCATCCAAGTTTTCGAGATCATCTTCCGCAATTATGGCAATGCGAACTACGTTCTTACACGCTTTTCCTTGTCCTCGGTCAGCAGAACCGAATTCGTTGTGAGGACAACCTTTACATTGTTCATGTTGTGGCTTTTCAGATTCTTCATGCGGAGCCATCATGCTCTCTTTCTCATACCCAAAAGCATAGCATACTGGCGACTGAGGTGCGTCCGGGTCAAATTCTTCGTCGAAGTATTGGTTTTCGTAAACCATACCTACAACGATGCCGGAAACACTGTCGCCAACTGCTGCACCATCTAAAGATATCTTCCCTCCTCGCAGAGAAAAGAACTTCCCCGCTGGCAGCGAAATACCTTTTGTTGCCTCGATTGCGAGCTTCGCCAGTTCTTCGTCCCACTTTACCAGTTCTTTACTTTCTGTCTTCTTCGCCATTTTCGCTACTCCTTCATAATTTCAACAGTGGCCTTTTTGATTTGCTCTGGTTTCGGCTCGATAGTTATTAACATGACCTATTCTCCTCTCCGAGTTAAGGTTAGCTTAAAACTTTAGCGTTGTAAAGTAAGTTGAAGTTGCTCACTCCTTTACCTTCGTCAAGCTCACAACCTTTCGAACAAACTTTCCAACACCTGGGACTTCTTCCTTGTTTTCCCACCGCTCGCGAACAGCTTTCGGATTCACCGCTCGGTTCAGAAGTTCAAACGCGCCCGTTTGCTGAATATAAGCACAGAACTTAGACCAGTCTTCGACAGTTGGCAGTTCCTTTGTCTTTATCTCAACTCTTCCCTTCTTTCCCGCAATGCCTTGAGCATCTTTTGTGGGGAGCTCTTGGATAAACCAAGCTTCGAGCATGTTCTGAAACTTCTCATGTTGCTCGTACACTTTTTTCTGTTCCAGACGAACACGATTAAGTTCCAGAAGAAAGTCAGCGCGTGCTGCCGGCGTCTTGGCTTTGCGGAACTGGGACAGGAGCATGCCAGATGGGCACAGACCCATTAGGCTGCTTTCTGTTATCTTTGTTGGTTCTTTTGATTCTCTTTTCTGGCTTAACATCTTTCTCTCCTTGGGCTTGCTGTTCTTGCTGCGTTATAGCTGCTGTGTCGTTCAGAGCTTCGCTAAACAACTGAATAGAATCTTTCGTCGCCATCCAGACAAAGCTGCCATCTTCCTTCGCGAGAACGCCGCAACCATGAGCTACGATTCTGCGCTCCACAGTATTCATAGCTTTCTCAGCCGCAACACGTTCTATGTCTCTTCCTACTCTAAACCCAGCTGCGGCTGATGTAGTTACGACAACAATCATCGCACTTATTCTTATTACTCTTGTGAACATTGCTTTCATCACAATCCTCCTATCGGTACACGAGCTGTGTGGCGAACCAACCACTTAGCATTGCCGTTTCGATCATGACCAACACATTCCAGGAAAGGCGGCGCCAGTTTCCAGGCCAAGGCTACAAGCTCTTGTGGGGTGCTGTTACAGCGAACAGGTATTTCTCTCGTTCCTGTCGTTAAGCTGTAGTGATAGACAAGATTATCAACGTCTCCCGATAAACGAAGATAATCAGATCCACTAAGTGTTTCATGTTGGCTTACGAAAATTGCCCATGTCTTCAACAACTGCAATCTTCGTTCCGCATATCTGTTACAAGGAACGATTGTTCCTTTAGGTATTTTTAACTTCTTCATCTCTGTCCTCCTTGGGTTGGCTTAGAACTACACCATTATAGATGATGGGCTTCTTCATGTTGCGCAAGGCAACCTCCGCAGCCGTACGAACGGCCTCGCTCGGATCTTCGAGTGCTGCCAGCGCATCCAAATAACGGAGGGTTGTCTGATTCATGCTACTTTCCTTGGCTCTTCGGTTCCGACGATCATAATCATCTTGCTGCGCCCTATGAACTTTCGCCTCCTGAAGTCAACAAAGATCTCAGCATCTGGGAACTCAGTCTTTGCTGCCTTCACTGCTTTCTTCTTTGTAGTAAACTCCGCTGCATTGACACTGATAGAGCCTTCTCTTCCATATGTCCACTTACCGCGAACATTTCGCTTCACAACGACATTCATCTTGTCCTCCTTTGTCAGACATTCACTTTACTCTCATTCGCTAAGCTTGTAAAGCCCAAAATTATGGCGGTGTTTCAGTTGGGCACCCCTTATACACATTCGTATAAATGCCTTCTTCGGCTTTTGCTCTTCGGCGCCTTTCTTTTCGTAACGTCTTCAAGAAGTCATGAAGAATGTCTATGCAATTTTCACATATTTTAGGAGAAGCAGCATCTTCGTTCTTTGTTATAACAATCTTCAGACAAGAGATTGTTGCTATATCTTCTATAGTTCCTTCGTCCTTCGTTCCGCACCAACAACAAACGCACTTCATCTCTCATCCCCATTAGAGAGCGGCCCCATCATTTCCCAAACGCACATCGTCGCAACAATGCCGTAAATGATTAACAACGTTATGAACAACAATAGCGCAGCATGCTCGCTGACAAAGAGAATAACGCTCTGCATCACTCCTCCTTTTCTCCAGTTATCGTCTTATCATTGTGGCCCAAAGTTCAATGTAATGACGTGGAGTCATGTTCTTCACCTCTAGAGCCAACACACTTCCGTTCTATCCTGCGCCACTGGCGCTGTTGATCTGTTCATCTTTCACATTAGAAACAATACCAGCAGCAACTAGCCGTTTCCAGCGCGGTTAACCAAGCAGTGCCATCGAAGTGCTCCTCTGACCCATTGTCGTTCGCAGCTTTCGTCTTAAGACAAGAAATAATCGCTGGAACCAAGAACAGCTCTTCCTTGTCCACAGGCTGATGCATCCCACCCTTCATCGTTGTCTCCTCCTCTTCAGCTCAAGTATAATAGGCTTCTTCGACGAAAAAGAACGACAAAGCACTTCATTCAGCACTAAGTAAAGCAGCCCCGTCGCCATACCAACAAAGAAGCTCACCACCTCACCATTCGTTACCATGTTGTTCTCCCCTTCTCTTTCTAATCACACCCCCATTGCTCGAGCCACGAACTTGGCCACCATCGCACCGACACATATAATAATGAGAAAAGTTATCATGTGTTCTCCTTTATGAAGACACCTGCCCCCCCACATACTTTACACGGCGAGGCGATCTTCTTTGTCAGACCTTTCTGCGAAAAGAAGACCCCCACCCCCTTACAAGCACGACACTCTCTATTTCTTACAAGCAGATTCTTAATGAAGATAGACTTGCGTTGGCGGTCTGCCAGTAAGCGGTAAGCCTCGCTGATCTGAGCAAACTTCGTCGCATCCCCTCCTCGGTCTGGGTGATACTTCTGCGCCAGCCTTATGTATGCTGAACGTACATCGCCATCGCTGGATTGACGATGCACGTTCAATGTTTGCCAAGGATTGATCATTCTCTCTACCACGACCCCGGCCACGTCCCCGACCCCGACCTCGACCTCGACCTCGACCGCGCCCCCGACCCCGCCCCCGACCGCGAACACGACCACGACCCCGACCTCGACCGCGACCACGACCTCGACCGCGAACACGACCACGACCCCGACCTCGACCGCGACCACGACCATGACCGCGACCGCGACCGCGACCGCGAACACGACCACGACAAATCATGCCCCACTCGCATAATCGCGCCGTTCATTGCTTCTTCTTCCGTTGTGTCTCGCTGATTTGCACAGCATCAATAATTGCGCCTCTGCCGATTATAACCATGCCATCGGGGAAAGGTTCTACCTCTTCGAAATTGAGGGAGACAAGCGCGTCTGAAAAACGCCCCGTGTCCGCGATCCAAGCTGCATCTTCGATGACAAGTTCTTTATCAGTCACTTTAATCAAGCGACCTGTCTGGATCATTGTTACGGTGCGAATCAGATAACACTTTCCGACTTTCCAGTGTGCGTCATCCACGATGTTAGTAGTCTTTGAATAGAATAGACTGGCAAGCTTTCTTGCTTCTCCGATTGTCAGCTCTTCGATATTGATGCTCATCGCCGCTCTCCTTCTTCTGTTTTCACTTCTTCTGTTACTTCTTTCTCTTTCATCTTTCTCCATGGAAGAGAGATTGGAAGAGATTGATAGCCCAAAAGCTCGCAACACCTTCGGGCTATCTTCTCAGCGGGATCCGCTGTTACTTGTACCACGATTGTCTCGCCCCTGAATACTGTTTCTTCTTCACCGCCAACTTATTCTGATCCTTCGCTGCTGACAAAGTTCGTGCTAGATCATCGAGAACTTCGTCTATTTCCTGAACAGAGAATTCAGTGACAAGAGAAAAAGGATCCCGCCAACCAAACTGAAAGCTTGGTACACCATCAACCATAACGACCTCCTAGTTAGTGGTTAACCTACAAAAAGCATACTCCCCTTTTTCCAAGTTGTAAAGCCCAAAACTATGCCATTACAAAAGATAAATCTTCATTGCTGCAGTCACTTAGCATACTTTGGTTCCTTTGTCATCGCTTTACGCTCCTCGTCATAAAGCTTGCCCAGCTCCCCGCCAGTCAGCCCACGCAGCGGTCTAGAATCCCCCACAATCCATAGCCGTGTTTGCCCCTTTGTCGTGCGGCACCCCATTCCTCCGTTGGCCTTCTCGAACCCGTTGCGCTTAAGCTCAACCGACATGCCCCGAACACCTACTCTGCTCTTCCCCTCCGGATCAAAGATAGTTAATAGGTCTTCCGTTGTCCACAGCTTGGCTGTTATTTCTTTATCGTTCACGCGCAACACCGAACTGGGGTTCGTCCGTAGCTTGTGAACCCAGTTACTCAGAACACTGCGACTGTGCTCTATCATTTCCTCCTTCGCTCGTGTCATCGGCGCGTGGTCCCGCGGATCGAACCCGCTCAGATCAATGTTCATGAAGTAATAAAGCAGCGCAGCTATGTCGTCACTCTTGTACCAAGGATCGAACTCTTGCGTATAAAACGACTTTTCCAATGGGTCTCCAACAATCTCCTGAACGAAAAATCTTCGGTCAGCCTCGTCAAGAAAGAAAGCATCTGGGTTGTTAGAAGTGAAATAGTAATTTATGCAGCTCCTTATGGTGTACTCCGGCACATACTTTATATTGATCCTCAGCTCTTCGTTGGTAATGAGTGTCTTTAAGTCATCTACAAGACTGCGTCGTTCGTCCCCAGTAATTTCTTCTCCGAGCGCAAACTGCTTATTCTCAGCGAACGAGTTGTTACCAGAGGTCAAGTCGCGCTTTCGTATCAAAATCGAGTTGTCCCGCCCGTACAATCTTTGTAAAGTGTGCCCTATAAGTGTCTTTCCCGTCCCAGTCTTCACGCTCCACATGACTACAGCCGTAAACAACTTCGCGCCAAGATTCTGTAGCGGATATGCGCACCATTGTTCGAACCACTTTCTCGCCGCCTTGTCTTCTTTAAACACATACTCCATCAGTGTGTTCCAGGGCGTTATGTCCCCCTTTTTCGGCTCGTAAGGCAGCCCTTGCCACATGTTGATGAACTTGCCCTCTATCAACTTAGGCTGGCCCGGCTCATACACAAACTTGTTAGCCTTTGCGCGCCCCGGCCACCGTATCCATTCTTCAGCTGTCTTTACAGTCTTTGGTCGCTCTCCCCTAAAATCAATAAAGGTGCGGTCTGCGTACACCTCGTTCTTAAATGTCGCCACACTCATTTTATAGTTGTCAGCGTACCTTAGTATTAGAGAAGGGTTCTCTATGTAAATAACTTCTTCATTCAGTCGATGTAACTCTGCTGACAACTTAAACGGCTCCGCTTCTTCAAGGAGCGCTCTAAACTCGCCATCGCTCTTCTGCACTAAGTAGTCGTCCAGGCCCGTTTTCTGCCCGCCTAGAGCGGGGAGCCTAACTATGAACGGCTCGGCCTTCAGCTTCAACAGCTCCTGACACAAAGCATTCTCTGCAGCCGCAACTTGAGGATTTGTTGCAGCGTCGCTGTCAAAAATAATGTACACCTTTCTTCCTGTATACTCAAAGGTTGAAAGAACAGGCAGTAATGGAATCCCATTCTTCCTTGAACAGAAACACCACACTCCACCAAGACCTATAGCAGGGTATCCGTTCTTGGTTGCGCAAGCTGCCTTCAGTTCGCCCTCTGTTATGATAAGTGGGGCCTCTGCCTTTGCGTACTCAGCCCAAAGCATCTTCATCAGAGGAGGGAAATATATCTCGGTTGTTGTCTTTGCTGGTTGGTCGTACCTCTGATCCTTCGCGTCTGTTTGCTTCATCAGCCCTTTTCGTGTTCCTTCGAGATACCGAATACGGTAGAACTTTGTTTGCTTGCCGTTCAGATCGAAATAAGGCAGCTTGAAGCAAGGAACTTTCTTGTGACCAAGCTTATGTGTCTGTTCAGCTGTAAGAAGCTGGCATCCCAACTTCTTCGCTTCTTTTAAGGATAGACCTGAGGATTTAAGTTTTTGTATATACTTTTCTCTGAGCGAAGGGGGGAATCTTTCCGGCATGAAAGCTCTCTATGTGCGAGGCAAGAGATAAGGTGAGAAGCGCACTTCGCCAACCTACACAGCTCCGAAATATGGAGCAGTGAAAAGTCTAGCTCCCCCCAAAAAAAGGACGGTTCGCCGCCGCTGCGCTTCTCGGGGCAGAAGTAAAGCCTAAAATTACACCATTGTAAAGAAGTTTTATTTTCCTTTCATGTTAAGTAGTTGCGTGTTTTTCTATTAATGGAAGGGGGGAAACATCCGTTTCAGATCGTTTCAGATGGTTTCAGATGATCTGAAACGGACTTTTTATAATAAAATCAATATGTTATATGATTCTGTTTCACTGTTTCAGATAATTTATTATAATTAGTGTAGATCTAAGATACATACGTTAACGTTTGTAACTGGAGCCAATACAAGGTTTGGGAAAAGTCCGAATATCTGAAACAGCGAAACGGATGCGTGTTAAGTTATTGATAATAATGGAACATTTCCGTTTCAGATGGTTTCAGATGAGCAAATCGTCGGGGTTGGGGATGTGCTTATTATTCTATATAAATATTTGTAATGCTGCTTTATACTGAATGCACTGCTCTCATCATGGGGAGGTTTCATGGCCCTCCGTTGGTATGTCGTTCAGACAAAAACAAACCTTGAATCCTATGCTGCTGAACAGCTGAATAGACAAGGATTTAAAACGTTCGTTCCTCAATACCTCTCTAGAGGTGTAAGAAGAGGAGTCGTTGTAATGCGCGTTCTTCCCTTCTTTCCATCCTACATGTTCACAGCTTTCGATGTTGAGATAGACAGATGGAAAGCTGTGTGCAGCACTCGAGGAGTGTTACAGCTTGTGACCGCCACAGAAGAAAGAGTTTCCGCGCTTCCTATTGGCTTTGTGGAGAACATGATGGCTTCTTCTAATTCGAATGGGCTGATTAATTACGATGACGGGTTCAGTGTTCTTGAAGAGTATGCGCCGGGGACAAAGCTCTTGATTACGGATGGAAAGTTCAAGGGAATGCAAGGAATTTGCGTACAGAGTGGTCAGAAGAGGGTGACATTACTTTTATCTTTACTTTCTCGCCAGGTTAAGGTAACCTTGAGCCCAGCTTCAGTGACCCCTGTCTCAGAGTCATCAGACAGGGCTCGGCGGTAGCTTCATCAGAATCTGGTTAAGTCTCTTTTTTCTAACAACAATATGGATTATCTGCCATGACAAGCGGTGTCCCCAAACGCGGAGTAGGTCGCCCAATAGGCGCACTCTCGAAGAGAACCGACATAAAGAGTCTCGCAGCAATTTACACGACTGATGCTCTTCTCTGTCTTATTAATATTGTAAAAAAGTCAAAGAATGAAGGAAATAGGATTCTTGCTGCGAAAGAACTCCTCGATCGCGCGCATGGTAAACCGGCGCAGGCTGTGACCGGAGATCCTGAGAACCCAATTCCTCACACGTTAAGAATTTCGTGGGAGAAATAGACGAGCCCCTTGTTTACATCTCACAAGGGCGATGACTAATGGCTATCGTTGAAGTCATGACTTGTACTACGGCTGTGTAAAGTATCGCTGCCGACTATATCTTTGTTCAACAGAACCGATAAGTTTGAATGTTATGAGAGAGCAACGTGGTGTTCAAGATGTCATAATACCTTACAAGCCACGTCCTCAGCTTGTTGAGTATCACCAAAGGAAGCAGCGTTGGGCTATAATCGTAGCTCATCGCCGCTTTGGTAAGACCGTTGGTTGTATCAATGATCTTGAGAAGGCAGCACTAGAGTGCACGAAGCGAGAGCCTCGGTATGCTTACGTTGCTCCCACTTTCTCTCAAGCGAAGGACGTGGCTTGGAGTTATCTTAAGTATTACGGGCTCAGTGTTCCTGGAACTAAGGTCAATGAGAGTGAGCTGTTCATCACCTTTCCGAACTCGGCGCGGATTAGGCTTTATGGTTCCGATAACTATGATCGTATGCGCGGTATTTATCTTGACGGCGTTGTCATGGATGAATACGGCGACCAAGATCCAAGAGCCTGGTCTGAAGTTATACGACCAGCACTCTCAGATCGAAAGGGTTGGGGAACGTTCATCGGAACACCCCGTGGGCGCAATCATTTCGCTGACTTGGTTGAAAAGCATAAGAAAGATCCGGATTGGTTCTATCGACTGTTCAAGGCATCAGAAACTGGTCTAATTGACGAAGCCGAGCTTTCCGATGCGCGAGCTCATATGTCAGCCGAACAGTACGAGGCTGAGTATGAATGTAGCTTTTCCGGGTCTATTATTGGGGCATACTATTCGAGAGAGCTTGATACGATTGAATCAAGAGGACAGGTTACGAATGTTCCTTGGGAACCGAGATCTGCGGTCTGGGTTGTTTGGGATCTTGGAATTGGGGATGACACTGCCATCTGGTTTGTTCAGATTGTTGGTGGGGAGATCCATGTTATCGACTACTTGGAAAACAATGGAGTCGGTCTTGCTTGGTATGTTTCGGAGCTGAAGAATCGCCCTTACACTTACGCTGGCCACATCTTTCCACACGACATCGAAGTAAAAGAACTAGGAACAGGGGTATCTCGTCTTCTTACATTACAGAGTCTGGAAGTTCCTGCGAAGCATACATATCACATAATTTCACCTATGTCTGTTGACGAGGGGATTAACGCTGTTCGAATGATACTGCCTCGTTGTTGGTTCGATGTTGATAGAACGAGGATGGGGCTCGAGGCTCTCAGAAACTACAAACGGAAGTGGGATGAAAAGAGAAAAGTGTTCATGAATACTCCGTTCCATGACTGGGCATCCCACGCCGCTGACTCGTTTCGTTATTTCGCGATTGGCTTTGATCTTATTGTGGGGTCAACGTCGTGGAGTAAGAAGATAAATTATAAACCAAAAGGAGTTGTGTGATGAAAAAGAAAACTGCTCCTAAGAAAACGAAAGTTCCGAAGAAGAAAGATTCAGGGCTTCGTCGTTTTGCAAAATCTGTCAACAAACGATTCGGCTGTTAGGAGACTGATCATGGGAAATAATGAGAAATTTTACACATCACACGTCGATGCGACAATCGCTATTAGTACGTCATTGTCGGATGCTGTTAATGTTGGCCAGGGAGGTGTGCCCGGCGTTCCTTTGTCTGGCTTCAGACTTGTTGGTATCGTAATGCCAGCAGCGTGGACAACTGCGAACTTAACTTTTCAGGTTTCGCATGATAATGTCTCATTCAATAATCTGTACGACCGAAGTGGTACTGAGTACGTTGTTGCGGCTGCCGCGTCTCGCGCAATTATTATTCCACCTCTCGACTTCTATCCCTTTACGTATCTAAAGGTGCGCTCGGGAACTTCTGGCACACCAGTAGCCCAAGATGCAGCGCGAACAATAACTCTTCTTCTGAAACAAGTCTAATGCTGACAAACACACTACATACATATAATAGCCGACAAGATCCACTTGTCGATCTGACCTTTCTTGGCAGTCTGCCAAACCAGACAACATTTACACGCGCATCAAGCGCGTGGTACTTCGACAGCACCGGAACGTTGCAACAGGCAAGCAGCAATGCGCCGCGCTTTGATTGCGACCCCGCGACCGGAGTTCTCAAAGGCTTGCTGATTGAGGAGCAGCGGACGAACAGGATAAAAAATTCGACCATGGTTGGGGCTGCGGTCGGCGGATGGTATTTGCCAAATTACTGGAGTTCTTGGCAGAACGCTGGTCTTACGCGCGAGGTAGTCGGACTTGGAACCGAATACGGTATGCCGTATATAGACCTCAGCTTTTCCGGCACGGCAAGCAACACTATGTGCAACGTCACTTTCAACGACAACAGCGCGTCTGCGGCGAAAGATGAAAAATGGACGGCTTCGTTTTTTGTAAAGCTCGTCAGCGGCTCCATGAGCGGAATAACGTCAATATCAATTGGAATAGATGAACAGCAGATAGGAACATATTTAACCGGCAGCAGTTCAGCGTTTACACCTACATCTACTATACAACGCATTCAACATAGCCGCACGCTTACCCACTCATCCACTAATGTAGTTGTATCGCTTTTCAAACTTAATGTCCAAACGGGGCAGGCAATAAATATTACTGTAAGGCTGTATCAGCCGCAACTTGAAAAGGCCATTGGAAGCAATGCGTTTGCGACAAGCCCTATTGTAACCAGCGGCAGCGCGGTTACGCGGGCGATGGATTCGCTTTATACTGCCTCAATACCATGGTTCAGCGCCAGCGAAGGCGCGTTTATGGTTGAAGGAATATATCAGGGGAGGACAAACGATGCGCAGGGGGCTGTTTTCAGTGATGGTTCAAATAACAACACTATAAGAAATCATCTGCAAGTTTCTGACGGCAAGCCGGTAGGCGCATTTAGAATAAGCGGAGTGGACAAATTTTCCGGCGCCGGTCTTGGCAATATATCGGAAAACTCCATCTTCAAAATGGCGCAGCGTTATAAGAGTGGAAACAGCTATTTTGCCGCCAACGGCGTTCTCGACGGCGCCGGAGATATGGGTAGCTCAACGTTGCCGTCAGGCATTAATCGCCTTGATCTTGGCAACAGGCCGGATGGATTTAGGCCGCTCAACGGCTGGCTCAGGCAGTTCAGGTATTGGAACAGGACGCTAACCAATGTCGAATTAGTGAGGGTGACGCAATGACGAAATTAATCGACACGTATCTCGAAGCCGACACTAAGGAAGAGCTTGAATATTTTTGCGGCTTTTTTACGCAGGTAATCGGGACGTATAAAGGGGCCGCGGCGGTTGAAGCAAAAGACGGGCAAGAGGCGGTTGCTGCGCGTGGCAATCCGGAAAAGTATTACGCATGCATTCGCGCTCCGTTCGGTATTTCACCTAACGACAAAATAAAGATTGCGCCGAAAAAAGACGGAGAAGCGGTGCTCGGAGTTTGGGCATGAATGATTTTTCAGGACAAAGTTTTGATCCGACTCATGCTCCGCTTCTTCCAGATGAGCGCGACCAAGATCTTCCGCACGCTGTCGGCTTAGCAATTTCGTTGCTGGGGCCAAGAGATAGCGGGGGAGAAGTCATCAGCCATCTACAGCCGGAGCAAGGAAATAAAAAAGAACCTTTGATGACGGAGAGCGATCTTCTTGCGATTGTAAACGCAAAGCTTCAACAGAGCCATCAATGGAACGACGATGGCGGCGGCATTCTTTCTCAGAATCGTATTTTAGCAGATAAGTATTATCGTGGCGATCTTCGCGGCGATGAAGTAGAAGGATGTTCAAGAGTTGTTAGCCGCGATGTGGCTGAAGCCATTGATTCTATTCTTCCTTCTCTCGTTCGCATCTTCACTGGCGGAGATCAGGTCGTCGTTTTCCGGCCCAATGGCCCAGAAGACGAAGATTCTGCGCAACAGGCAACGGACTACATAAATCACATATTCATGGAAGAGAACGAAGGATTTCTCATTCTGCTGACATGGTTCAAAGATGCTTTGTTAAAGAAGAACGGGATTGTTAAGTCTTGGTACGACGTTCGTATAAAGAAGACAAGAGAACGCTACCACGGCCTGACTCAGGAACAACTTGACGCATTGAAGATGGATCAGAGCTTTGAGATATTGGAAGAAGAGTCTTATAACGATGTTGTTATGATTGTTGATCCTGTGACAAGGCAACAGGTTCCACAACCAATTTCATTGTTTAACTGTACACTTCTTCTCGCTAAGCCTGAGCGCCGAATTCGTATTGAAAACGTCCCCCCGGATGAGTTCATCATCGAGCGAAGAACAGTTAGTTTGCAGGAAACTGGTTTCGTTGGCCATCGTTGTCGGCGGACAGTGAGCGATCTTGTCGAATGTGGGTTTGATTTGGAAATGTTGAAGGCATTACCAGACAACACCTTTATCGACAATACACAAGAGCGACAAACGCGGTTTGAAGGCGAAGGCGCCATTCTTTCTGGCGAGTTAGCGACGAACTTAGATTTCAGCATGAAGAAAGTGTGGGTGACTGAAATCTATATGAAGGTCGATTTTGATAAGGATGGAGTTGCTGAGTGGCGAAAGATTACAGCAATAGGAGATTCGTCGGGGCAAGTAACAAAGATTCTTTCGAACGACGAAACTGATGATCATGCGTTTTCTGACCTAACACCAATTCCTGAGCCACATAAGTTTTTTGGTCAGTCTCTGTTTGATCAGACAAGAGATATACAAGATATAAAGACAGCTTTGATTCGTGGTGCTCTTGACAGCATATATCTTGCTAACAAGCCACGAATGGGGGTTGTCAGTGAGCAAGTGAATTTGGACGATTTGCAAGATGTTCGCGCCGGTGGTATTGTGAGACTAAAGAACCCTGCAGCACTAGTTCCGATTCAAACGACATTGGCCACCCCGCAAGCGTTGCAGATGATAGAATATATTGATTCTGTGCGCGAGCAAAGAACAGGAGTGACGCGCTATAATCAAGGCTTAAACGCAGACAGCTTGAATAAGACAGCAACCGGCATGACGATGATTCAGAATGCTGGTCAGCAACGTATAGAAATGATTGCGCGGATCTTTGCTGAAACTGGTGTGAAACGACTGTTCCGGCGCATTTTCAAGCTTACTTGTCAGAACGAAGATGTTCAAAAGGTAATGAAGCTTCGAAATAAGTGGACGACGATCAATCCTCGCGACTGGAAAGATCGTATGGATGTAAGTGTGTCTGTCGGCATTGGGACTGGAAACAAACAACAGCAAACAATGATAGCGATGCAGATGCTAGACTTAGATGCTCGCATTGTTCAGATGCAGGGCGGAGTAAACGGCCCCTTGCTTGACGCGAAAAATATCTATAACAAACTTGCTAAGCTTATTGAAGCTATTGGCTGGAAGACGCCAGAACCTTATTACATGGATCCTGATGTCTTCGAAGAAAAGATCAGAGCTAATCCTCCCCCTCCTCCACCACCTTCTTCGGAGCAACAGAAAGACCTTATAGCTCTGGAAATAAAGAACCGAGAACTCCAGATGAAAGAAATTGATCTCGAGATGAAGAGATTGGATGCTCAGATTGCAGCGGCGCAAACTATACATAAATCGCCTGAACTTTTAAGCGGGGGGCAAAATGGCTGACAATGCTCTGATTCAGAAGGGAAGAGCGGCAGCTGCGTTGCTGAAGTCAGAAGATTTTAAGGCAACTGTAGAAGCTGTCCAGCTTCAGGCTTTCCAGGGTTGGTCAAGGACTCAGCCCGAACAGACGAAGGAGAGAGAAGAATTCTACTTTTTGCTTCTAGCGACGAACAAGCTTTTGGCGTTTCTAGAAGAAATGGTTTCCAGCGGTAAGTTCGAAGAACGAAAAGCTGCTGAGAAAGAAGCTCGGGCGAAAGCCGGAGCAACCCGCAACCTATAAAGGAGTGAGAGCAATGGACGAAGAAGCTGCCACTGGCGAAGACCAGACCGCTTCATCTGGTTCGTTTGATGACCGGATGACGAACGTCCTCAATACAATTGAAAAGGATGAAGACAATAATCCTGATAAGACCGCTGCTAGCGCTGCGGCCGCAGGGGAAAGCGCTGTAACCGAACCTCCGAAAAAGGCCATCGGCGAGGGAAAAGATAAGACCAGCGAAGCAGAGAAACCCGAACAGACTACAACGTCTGCCATCGAGCCTCCAATTAGCTGGCCGAGCGACGATAAGGAAGCTTTTAAGTCACTTCCCACTTGGGCGCAAGAGAGAATTGTTGCTCGAGAGAATGAGCGAGAAGCATTCTTGTCAGAACGCTCGCGTACTTTAGCAGCGAAGGAGCGGGACATTAGTAATGTTCAGCGCCAAGCTTCTGAAGCACAAGCCTACTATGCGAGCGAACTACAACGACTGAACGAGTTGGCAAATCAATTGATGCCAGCTAAGTTCTCGGAAATTAAGAGCCAAGCAGACTACTTGAGGATGAAGAAGGAAAATCCTGCCCTAGCCTCAGAGTACGATGCTTTTGTTGGGGTCCTCCAAGGTGCTCGACAGCAGCAAGCTCAGTTGCAGCATCAGAGATTGATCGAACACTTAGACCGAGAATTCGCAGTGCTGTCCGATAAGTTCCCAGAATTTAAGGATAGCAAGAAAGCCGCGGAAATAATGGCAGATGTTCGAAAGTCTGCTGTTGACTTTTATGGCTTTTCTCCCGAAGAAGTAAAGGTTATTGTCGATCACCGATATATCCCTGTTCTTCGAGATGCGATGGCGTGGCGCCAGTACCAAGCGAATGTGAAGGCGGCAGCGGCGAAAAAAGTTGTCCCTCAGCCGACTAACATAGTTCGCCAGGCAAGCACAACCGGAGCAGCGTTGAGTTCAGATCAAAAAGTGGGTCTTTTGAAAAAGGCAAGGGGCGCACAAACTCTGGATGAGAAAGCCGCCCACATTGCCGCTCTCATCGAACAAGGAGCTTAAAATGGCTATTGTAGAAAATACAGCCCTGACGTATTCTATGATCGGTAACCGAGAAGACTTGGTGGATCAGATTTACACCATTTCTCCCACGGATACACCGTTCTTGGCAAGAATCGGGACTACAAAAAGCGAAGGTGTTAAGCATGAATGGCAGACGGACGCTTTGGCTGCGGCTGCTGCGAATGCTCAGCTCGAAGGTGACGATTTTTCTTACGGAGCTGTAACACCGACTACTCGCGTCGATAACCAGTGTCAAATCAGCTATAAAACTTGTGTTGTTTCTGGCACGCAAGATGCTGTGAAGAAGGCTGGCCGCACTAAAGAAATGGTGTACCAGATCATGAAGAAGTCTAAAGAACTTCGTCGTGATATGGAGTACATCGTAACACGGAACCAAGCAAAAGTAACTGGCAATTCTACTACGGCTCGTCAGCTGCGTAGCTTGGAAGCGTGGTACACGACTAATGCCCAACGCGGTGCGACGGGCGCCAACGGTTCTGACTCAACGGCAGCGACCGATGGCACTCAGCGTGCGCTAACCGAAGGACTGTTGAAGACTGGTCTTCAGCAAGCCTGGACAGCTGGTGGTGATGTGGACTTGATTATGCCTGGTGCTTTTAACAAGCAGGTCATAAGCGCGTTCTCAGGCAACACCACACGCACGACTGATTCGACGGGCAAGAAGTTGATTACGGCGGTCGATATCTATGTGTCAGATTTTGGCACGCATCAGATTGTCGCTAATCGTTTTTCTCGCGATCGCACTCTGCATTTACTGACCACTGAGTTGTGGGCTATTGCTTATCTGCGCCCGATGTTCACAATAGACATCGCGCCGACTGGCGACGCCGCGAAAGGTGCCATTCTTGTAGAGTACACCCTCGAAGCACGAAACGAAGCTGGTTCGGCTGTTGTGGCTGATCTGACTACGTCCTAACTGATAACCAACGAGGCGGAGATGTTCTCTCCGCCTCACTTTTCTAAAGGAGAGCATCATGGTTGATGAAGATGATCCCATCCTTGCTGAGATGAACAAACAAATTGAAGATCCCAGGAAGCGAAGACAAGTTGCGCCCCCAGAAGCTAATAGCCAATTTTCTGAGAAAGATCTTCAGAATAAAGTTCGGTCTGGCAAAGTCTGGGTTAAGTGCATCAGTGAAAATCAGCCGTGGGCTGATGAAAAAACGCCGATGGAATTCTGGAAAGATTATCTTGTCAGCGTCTCAGCAGCTATCGCTCTGGATAAGAAGCGGTTCTCTGTAATTCTTGTTCCCCCCACACAAGCCAGTAAAGGAGAAAGTTAATGAGTGTTCCCATTCAAAATCAAGCCGGGGATGTCGTTCATTCGGTAATTCTTGCGGCACTTGACACGACGACCTACATTCCAGTTATGAAGACTGGTCGTGTTAAGTTGTTTTCTTCGTGTATCGGCGCTGCGCTTACTGTTGCTGATGAGACATATACATTGTACTATGCTCCTCCGGGCAGTGTGTCTTACACTGCTGTTACAGGTGGGGCTGTCGTTGTCGCTAGTTCTGGCTCAGCAGCTGGTAATGTTAGCGAAGCTGAAATCGCGCCCAGCACGACAGCGTTTGTAACTCGGGGTGGTTCGCTGAAAATTGTTCCTTCTGGCGGCGGCAGCGGTGCCGCTCCGGTTGTGCTTTCTGTCCTTATCGGAAACTGAGGATTTACCTTTGCTCGACTTCAGCGAACTTACTAAGGAACTAGAGACAGCAACGCCTGATCCGATTCTCCCTCACGACGCAATAGCTCCGCCGAAACAGGCTGATGCGTGGCGCGTGAGCGGAGATTCGGAGCTAGGAGAAGTTATTGAATATCTTCATTATGATGAACAAGAAAAGAAATTCACTTTAGAACGGGTTCAAGATGTTGAACCTGTTTTAGAAAATGCGAAGCGAATGTCGAGAGAAGGCGGTTCAGATGCTGGGAAAAACAAGGCTGGCGACTTCTATCTTGCAGCTAGAGTTCCTCTGATCATAATTGAAGCATGGCTAAATATTCGAGGATTAGCTATGCGAGACTTTAAGGGGAAAGTGGTGAACGAGTTTCTGAACGACGCGAATCATTCAGCGTTTCGTGTTTGGCCGGGGAGAGTGTAGTGGCGCTCATAACAACTTACGCAACACTTCAAAGCGAGCTGTTGGCATTCTTAAATAGAGCGGGCGACAGTGATGCTGTAACTCGTGCTCCTACATGGATCCAGCTTGCTGAAAATGAAATGCGTCTTTCTCTTAGCAGACTTGCTGTTCGACAAGGAGAAGAAGTTGACGACGATTTTTCTATTGAAGAAGAATTTACAGATCTTCCGCTTGGGGCATATCGAATAAGAACACTGAAACTGACTTCCCCCGTCGCGCAAAGTTTATCTTATGTGTCTCCTCGCATTGCAGATGATTGGGATTCAGAGTCAGCCCCAGGAGTTCCGAGCTTCTACACATTTCAAAATAAGCAGTTGCGTGTTATGCCTCCTCCGGATACTGCCTACACAGCAACATTGTGCTATTACGCTCTTCCTGCTTTAAGCGCAACCGTAACAAGTAACTGGCTGCTGGCGTCTCATCCTAAAGTCTATCTTTATGCTTCTTTAGCAGAAGCGTATGCGTATTACGGCAGCCAGAAAGCGTTATTGTTCGCCCAGGACAGAGAAAGAATTCTTGACAGCATCTATGCTTCTGACGGCGCTGATCAACAAGGTTCTGGTCTTCGAATGCGTATTAACACTGGGGCTCCGTAATGGCGTTTTTTCCTGTTGCTGACTTTACTCCAGATCAGCAAAACGTTCCACCAGTTGGTTCGGCAGCAATATACAATGTTGTTCCGAGATCTAAATTGTCGTACGGGCCTTTGGCTAGTTTTCAACCCTTTTCCAGTGCCTTGGCAGCGAGATGTCAGGGAGGATTGTCAGTAACAGCCCTGAGCGGTGTTGTGAGGGTGTTTGCTGGCGACGCGGCAAAGCTTTATCGTCTAACTGCTGCCAGTACTACTCCGATCGACGTAACACGAGACGCGGGGTCATATACTACATCTCCAGAAGACAAATGGAGCATGGCGATTTTTGGCAACAGAGTCATTGCTACAAACTACACGGACGAAATTCAAAGTTATGTGGAAGGGACGAGCACTAAGTTTGCGAATATGATAACGTCAGGACTGACAACATTGAAAGCTAAAGTTGTTGCTGTGGTCAAGGATTGGGTTGTTCTCGGAAATACGAACGAAACAACTTCTGGAGTTCAGACGCAGCGAGTTCATTGGTTGGCAGAAAATGATCCAACTAACGCACCAATACCTGGAACGCAAGATGCTGTAAATGCACTGTCCGACTTTCAGGATATTCCAGGTTCGCACGGGGTGTTGCAGAACATCGTAAGTAATCTTGGGGCAGCTCATGCTGGCATTTTCTTTGAGCGATCTATTCAAAGAATGGTGTATTCTGGGCTTCCCGCTATTTTTGAATTTCAACCTGTTGAAAGTGGAAGGGGGATTATAGCCCAAGACGCTGTTTGTGCGCGTGGCGGCATTGCTTATGGGATAAGCGAAGAAGGCTTCTTCGCGTTCGACGGAGCTTCGGCTGTGCCTATTGGGAAAGGAAGAATTGACGAGTTCTTTTTCAAAGATCTTATAGCGACATACAAGAATAGAATAGTGTCTGTTCCTGATCCTATTTCAGGGCTGATATTTTTCGCGTATCCTGGGATTGGTTCTTTTGCTGGTCAACTAAATAGACTTTTAATCTATAGTCCGGAGTATGACAAATTCACAGTAACAGAACCTGGTGCTGTAATCTTAGAACATCTTCTTCGAGCTGCGACGTTTGGGAAGACGCTTGAAGATCTGGATGACTTCGGAACTATGGAAAGTTTAGCTTTTTCTCTTGACTCGCCTGTCTGGAAAGGAGCACAAGCTGTTCTTGGTGGGTTTGACTCTGCTCACAAATTTGGGTATTTAAATGGCAGCAATCTCGCAGCAACGATCGACACTGCAGACCTAGAAATAATAAAGGGTCGTGTTTCGACAGTTTCAAGAATTCGCCCCTTAATAGATGTTTCTTCTGCCACTGTTTCTGGGTGTGGGAGAAGGACTCTTTCGGAACCTGCTTCTTACGGAAGCGACATTGCTCAGGAAAGTGATGGTTCTGTTTGTATTCGGACAACGGGGCGGTATCACAAATTTCGTTCAAAGATTCCTAGCGAAGCTGTCTGGAAAGATTTCAGTGGTGTGTGCGTCGAAGATGAAGACGTGAGTGATGAGGGATCGCGATGAGCACACAAGGATACAGCGCAGTTCCGTTGACTGGCATAAGGCCGGAAGAACATAGAAGAAAGCTCGCTATTGCTGTAAATAGCCTTCTTCAAGGAAAGTTGAATGCTGTTATTTCTTTGACTTTAACAGCTAATGCAGCGTCGACTACTATTACAGATGCGCGGCTAACTCCTAACAGTTTTTTATGGTTTATGCCACAAACAGCAAACGCTGCTGCAGAGATCGGAAACGGGACAATGTATGTCGCTTCTTCAACATTAACAAATAGAAGTGCGGTTGTAACACATGCGAACAATGCACAAACGGATCGCTCTTTTCGTGTCTTGATTATAGGGTGAACTTATGTTTTATCAGCCCAGAGTCTATAGCCAGATGACGCAGCCCCAAGCGCAGCGACAATCTGCGCAAAATCCATTGCGTTCAACAATAACGACAACTTTTGTTCCGCCACAGCCAGTTAACCCGCTAAGTTCTGTTAGCGATGTTGTTGGTATGTACAAGATTGGAAAAGGCGGAATGGAGCTTTTTAATGACGCAAGTCGTCTCTATGATCGCTGGACTATGCCAATGGGGGAAAATTCTGCCGGCATAGTTTCGGAGATGGTGGGGCCAGGAATGGGAAAAGTGAACATGTCTCCTTCCTTTCTTAGCGGCGGGGCATTTACTCCAGGAGCTATGACTCCCGAAGCTGCTGATGCAGCTGCGTTTCTTGGCGGCTATACTCCGGAAGCTGGCGGATATGGTCTTCTTTCGACAAGTGCCACAGCTTCTCCTCTTCTCGAGAGGGCCGCGACAGAAGCAGCGATGACTCCATTGATGGAGAATGTTGGAATGACAGGAGCTGAAATGCTTGGTGCTTCTGCTGTGCCAGAGGCAGTTGCGGCTGGAGGTCAGGCTGCTACTGAAGCTGGTGTTCTCGGATCTTTGGGAGCAGAATCAGCGCTTGGCTTACTTGGCCCCGTCGGCATGGCTGCTAGTCTCGGGCTTGGTCTGACTAAATTGTTTGGATTGTGGTAATGTTAGTTGGTGTTCTTAATACAGACATTGATGAAGTTTGGCCAATAGTCTCGCCATTGTTACAGAAGGCAGTCGATAAGGGGCAAGGGGATTTTCTTCTCCAGGATTACTATGAAGCTTTGTTGCTTCGAAATATGCAGCTCTGGGTATGGAAGCCCGAAGAAAAAATTACAGCAGCGTGTGTAACACAAATTCTTTCTTATCCTCGTCGAAAAGTTTGTCAAATATTATTGCTTGGCGGGACAGGCTTGAAAGATTGGTTGAAGAAAGAAAATTCTTTGGTTGAATGGGCTCGCGAGCAAGGTTGTTCTCAGATGGAAGGCTTTGCTCGTGATGGTTGGCTTGGCGTTCTCCCACACTGGGTGAAGTGTTGGAACACAATACGGAGGAACATAAAATGACAGGCGGCGGCGGCGGCGGCGGACAAAATACTACTGTTCAGAAGGCTGATCCTTGGTCTGGACAACAAGCACCTTTACTTTACGGATTTAGCGAGGCCCGTAAGCAGTATGACAGCAACACTCCTAAGTATTTCCCTGACAGCACAGTTGCGCCGTTGTCAGAGACGACGCAACAAGCTATGGCTCTTCAATCACAGCGAGCGCTGAAAGGAAATCCTCTTCAGACACAGGGAAACAGTTATCTTGGGGATGTTTTGGGCGGTTCTTATCTTAACAGCAATCCTTATCTTGACGCTAACTTCCGTGCTGGAGCACAAAACATAGCTAAGAATTATTACGATACGATTGGCGGTATCAATTCTGGGTTGTCTGGAGCTGGGCGTTATGGTTCTGGTATGCAGGCATTTATGACAGGGCGAGCAAATGACACTTTAGCAAACAGCTTAGGAAATTTGTACGCACAAACTTACTACAATAATTACAATGCTGAACGCGCTAATCAGCAGAATGCGCTTGGCTATGTTCCGACGATGGTGAACCAAGATTACATTGATCTCAGTAAACTTAGCGATGTTGGTGCGTTACAAGATAAACAACAACAAAGCTTGATTGACGCTGCTGTCAATAAGTGGAATTATGAGCAAAATCTACCAGCGAACAAACTTGGTCAGTACATGGGCCTTATTCAGGGAAATTACGGAGGCAGCCAGTCAACGCAAACTCCTCTCAGTGGAACATCTCTTATTGGTAGTTTGCTTGGTGCTGGCGCTCTCGGTCTCGGTGCTTATGGCGCTCTCAGTAGATAGGAGCATGATATGGGGTTTCTTGATTTTTTTAATCCGAACAACAAATTTCTGAATGCGCGGCAAGCGCGAGATGCGCAGACGCAAGGTTGGCTTGGTGCAGCTTCTGCATTAGCAAACATGTCTGCTCCGCATCCTGGACCCTCTCCCTCTATCCTTCAACTTCTCACAGCTGGGCTTGGTGGGTATCAGAGCGGAATGGGGAATTACATGCATGAGTTAGCTGCTTATTACAAGCCCTTAACTGATATGAAGCAGCAAGAAGAGATGACCTCTTTCTTGCAAAGTAATCCAGAATTCTCAAAGTCTCTTGGTCTTCCAGAGGGGATGCCTGTCGCCCCTAGCACTGCTATTGAACTTGCTTCGAAGAAAGCTGCAAAAGTCGGCGACTACGCTGTTGATCTTCAATTTAAGCCACAACTTGAAGCAAATATAGAAGCGGCTAAGAACCCAGTGCTCATTGCTAGAACAACAGGCGAAGAAGCTGCGAAGCTTCCGTTCGCGATGCAGAAAACGAAGTATGAAAAAGGCTTAGATCTCTCTAATCAGTTTGCGTTCGATCGTGGCAGACTTAGAGAAGTCGCGCCGGGGGCAACCCTTGTCGGGCCTGGAAGCGTAGAGGGTGGATTAGAAACATTCTACAAGAGTCCTAACCCAGCTCCAGGAACACAAGAAGGGCAGATTGATAAGTGGTACGCAGAGAGATATACTGAAATACAAGATGCTGCTATAAGGGGGAGAGACAAGCTTCAGAAGATGAAGGCGATTGATTCTTCTTTGGGGGATATTCAGACTGGAAAATTCGGCAATACTGCTCTAGATATAAAGAAGGGGCTGGCCCGTGTCGGAATTCAAGTAGATCTTCCGGATGAGATGGGAGCGCAAGAAGTAACTCAGGCGTTGGCGCGTGGTATGGCGTTAGAAGCGCGAAATCCTTCAGGCGGAGCAGGTATGCCGGGCGCAATGTCTGATGCCGATCGTGTCTATTTGGATTCTATGCAGCCCGGGCTTGAGATGACTCCTGAAGGGCGAAGACAGCTGATTAAAGTGACAGAGAAACTTCAAAAGCGAAATGAAGACGTGGCGACATTAGCGCGAAATTATCGCTTGAAGACAGGAGGGAAATTAGATGATAACTTTCTTTATGAGCTGAAACAATATTCTGAAACACATCCTCTATTCCAAGAAGAGGCAGAAAACAAAAGACTTGACGAGGTAAGACCAAAGCCGACTGTTGAATGGGTAATTGACCCAAGAACTAACAGACTTAAGAAGAAATAATGACGCAAACAGTTACACTTCCAGATGGAACAGTGCATCGGTTTCCGGACGAAGCAACGCCGGAAATGATTGCCGAAGCTATTGGTGTTGAGCCGCCTCCTTCAAAACTTGAGAAGGCGGGCGACACAGCTGTTGATGTTGCGCTGAGTGCTGGGCAAGGAACTAAGGAAGGGTTGTCATCATTAGTTAATTTTCCTGCCGACATATACGAAATCGCAAAGGCAGCAGTAGGGCGCGGAGTTCTTAGTCTTCTAGACAAAGCTGGTGTACTTCCTACAGGAATGTACGATGCTTTGATGCAAGATTACGAAGCGATGAATCTTCCTTCTGCTCAAACAACAATGGCTTTGAATGCTTTGACAGGAGGAGCGCACGAGCCACAGACTACAGCTGGTAAATATGCTCGCACAGGCACTCAGTTCATATCTGGAACGTTGCCTTCGACAGAAAGAAAGCTGATAACACAAGCTTTAATTCCTGCTGCCATTTCCGAAACTGCTGGACAACTAACGAATGACAATCCGTGGGCTCGTCTTGCTGGAGCTGTTGCTCCTGCGGCTGCGGCAAAGGTATTCAGAGTTCCTAAAAACGGAGAAGCGATTCTAGCGAAGCAAATTCCAAACATTTCTCAAGAAGATCTAATTCAATCTCAGATTTTGATGGACAGAGCACGAGCGATGGGAATAAAGCTTTCCGCTGCTGAGGCTGTTCAACAAATTACGAACGGAAAAACAGGGCTGAGCGATGTACAACGTGTTCTCGAACACTCTTCTCGCAGTGGGCCTTCGTTAAAGGAGTTCTACGCTGAGCGCCCAGCAGCGAATACAGCAGCGATGGAAAGTATTTTGAAGCAAGTTTCTCCTGAGCAAATTTCTCCTTTCGAGATTGCCCCGAAGATTCAGACGGCGGCAAAGAGTGTCATTGATCAGACAAGACAAGAAATAAATAAGCAAGCACAGCCGTTCTATGATCAGAGTATGAGGACACCAATTCTTGCTGAAGACTTCGCAGCTGTGAAAGACAATCCCTCCTTCCAAAAAGCTTTGGCTGCTGTTCGCGCAGACCCAGAACTTGGAGCTCAAATTCAAGGATTGCCGGACAACAGCGTTGGCGTATTTGATGCTGTAAAGAAGCATCTACGAACGCTTTCTGAAAATGCAGCTAACCCGGCTTCGGCGAACCAAGACCTTAATAAAGCCCGTTTGCGAAGCATGGCCGAAAAAGAGGTCGTCGAAGCTGCTAAGAAGGCTGATCCCAGATATGCCCAGGCGCTCCAGATAGGAGCTGAAGGCCGCCAGTCAGTACTAGCTCCCCTGGAGCGGGCACCGCTAGGTCAGCTTGCGTCCTCTGAGACCCTGGGAGCACAAAAAAGCGTCCTGTTCAAGCCTAACCCCCCGGCTGGGAGCGAACAAGGGGTTTTCGAGGCTGTTTCTAAGCTTACGGGTCTAACCCCGACTGAAGTTAGCGAACTAACTAGGCAGTATCTAGCGATGTCTTTCAACGAAGCTAACCAAGCCTTAGTCAGTGGTCTCAATCAGTATGGCGGAGCTAAGTTCGCAGCTACAGTGGCCGGCAATGAGCAACAAGCTCGTAACCTGGAGGCTGTAATTCGCGCTTTACCGGACGGGGAAGCAAAATGGCTGAAAGTCAAAAGTCTTCTGGACGTGTTTAAGGCGCAAGGAAGGCGCATGCCAGCTGGTTCTCAGACGGCTGCTAACCTACTTATTCAAGGCGAGCTTGCGCAAGGCTCTCCGGTTGGAGAAGCTGCTTCGGTTGGTGCTTCTCCAGGACGGTGGCTGACAACGGTTGGGGATACTTTATCTTCTTGGCGTTATGGGCGCAATGCTCAGGCTGCTGCTGATGTGCTCATGGATCCTAAAGGCGCAGAAATGCTGGCAGAGATCTTACGTCGCCGCCAACCGGGACCGACGCTTGAAGATTTCTATCGTCAAGCTCCGTATATCACAACTCTTGAAACACAGAGGTGAAATCATGGCGGCTGGCATCTTCGTAGTGGGGTGTTTCGCTGTCATAGTAACTTATATTGTCGAACTTGCGAAATAGGAGACTTACATGGCAATAACTGACTACAGTACGACTCCGGCTAACAACTCTACTATCAGCGGCACTGACATCTCTGAAGGTTGCGCGCCCGGAGGAGTGAATGATGCAATTCGTCAACTCATGGCGGACATTGCTACTGCCTTAGCCGCTGGCAGTTTTGTAGCGACCGGTGGCATTTCTGCCGAGAAGCTGGCAACAGACGCTGTAGAAACAGCAAAGATCAAAGATGCTAACGTGACTGCCGCGAAGCTGGCAACAGACGCTGTAGAAACAGCAAAGATCAAAGATGCTAGCGTGACTGCCGCGAAGCTGGCAACAGACGCTGTAGAAACAGCAAAGATCAAAGATGCTAGCGTGACTGCCGCGAAGCTGGCAACAGACGCTGTAGAAACAGCAAAGATCAAAGATGCTAGTGTCACGGCAGCTAAGATTGCTGCGAATGTAGTTGATGTGACGAAGCTTGCAAGAGAAGGAACAGCTGGTTACGCACTTCTCAGTGGGGGAGCTAACGCTGATCCTGCCTACACAGAATTGTTTGGTTACGGAACTTCGGTTGTTCCTTCTACTGCTCAGAGTGTTAGTTCTGGAGTGACAACTAAACTTAACTTCGGCAGCGAAGAGTTTGACGATAAATCTTGGCACGACAATTCTTTAAATAACCAACGTATCACAGTTAGCGAAACTGGTCGCTATCTTGTTAATACTACAGTGTGCTTTAATACAGTAGCAGCTGGCGAGTTCACAGTAATGTTGTATAAGAACAATTCTTCAACAAATTACCTAGCTCGCATAGCGATGCCTTCTGGCAATTCTGATAGAACTGTTTCTCTTTCTGCTGTCATGGACTTGACAGCAAGTGATTATCTTGAAGTGGCGTGCTATCAAAATACAGGATCGCAGATAGCTCTTTTCGCGTCGCGCACACGCTTTCAAGTAATAAGAATTAAGTGAGGTTCTAATGTCCTTCGATCCTATCAGCGCAGCTCTGGACATTGGCGGTAAGCTTATAGACCGCCTTTGGCCTGACCCGGAACAACGCGACAAAGCTAAGCTTGAGTTGTATAGAATGCAACAAGATGGTCGTCTCGCAGAGCTGACTGCTGAATCAGAACTTGCGAAAGGACAGCTCGCTATCAATGCTGAAGAAGCAAAACATTCTTCGTTGTTTGTTTCGGGCTGGCGTCCATTTGTTGGGTGGGTTTGCGGCAGCGCATTCGCGCTTCACTTTTTCTTTCTTCCGATTGCGAATTGGATAGTTGTCCGAACCGGAGGAACTGAGATTGTCTTAACCTTAGATGTTACGTCGCTGATGACCGTCCTATTCGGTATGCTTGGTCTTGGCGGACTTCGCACCTTTGAAAAACTAAAAGGAGTTACAAGATGAGGTTACTTCTTGCTGTTGCTGTCTTAATATTCGGCTATCACTATCTAAGAAACGGCTGGCCATTCAACGAAAAACGAAAAACTATAGGCAACTTTGTTGCGCGTCTTATGTGGTGCGGAACATTCGTCGTAGCTTATATTCTCTTATCTCTTCCGAATACACGGCTAGACGTAGCTGTCGCATATTTCTTCTTATCTTTTGCCGCGATTCTTATTCCTCATGCTATTGCTCAGGACATGGGTCGTTATGAAAAAAACAGTATTCCGACTTTTCAGAATCGCTGGATTTCGTTCTTTATAAAAGTGTCGCAAGAAAGATGGCAAGGATGGCCGTTGTGGAAACGAACTGCCATCGACATGCTTCAGATGTTAGTCATCGGCGCTGCTAGAGGATTGTGTGTCTTCATTCCTCCCACCTTACTAGGAGCTTCTATCACTGGAGCAGCTGCGGCTGTAGCAATCGTTGCTTGTTGGCAGCCCCTTGCCTATGCCATCGGCCACTACATTCCCTTTAAAGGATTGAACAACGCGCCAAATTCTTCTGAATGGGGCGAGTTTTTGATAGGCGCTGGTTGGGCTCTGGCCTTAGTTGTCGCGTAATATGTAACATGACCGAGTCAAAGCAGTTTTCCCGAGAAATATCGCGTGCTCCTTCTTCACCTTGTGGGGAAACATGTATTCCTCTTGCATTCGTCACTAAGGAATTGGACGATATAAACGAACGACTTGAAAAAGGCGATAAGTCTCTCGAGATTTTGCCTCAGCTCGCCAAAAGTGTAGAAGAAATGAATGCTAAGCTGGACAAAACCCATGAAATCGTTGAAGCCTGGGGAAACATAAAAGGGTTTGGTAAGGCCATGAAAACAATGGCTGTGATGTTAAAGGTCTTTGCTGTTGTTGTCTCTGCTCTAGGGGCTGTCTATGTAGTTCTTCATGATCCTGTTAAAGCTTATGAAAAAGTGAAAGGGTGGTTTCAGTGAATGAGAATCGAAAAGCCTTCCTAGACACTATAGCGAAATCGGAGGGAACTTATGGAAAAGGTGATGATGGCTATAATGTCATTGTCGGCGGGCAGCTATTCGACAGCTATGCCGACCATCCAAGAATCAAAGTCTATATCCCGAAACTTGGGTTATATTCGACAGCAGCTGGTCGTTACCAACTACTTGCTAGATACTTTGATTCGTACAAGAAACTGCTTGCGCTGCCCGACTTCTCGCCGTCCTCGCAAGATGCTATCGCGCTACAGCAAATACGAGAACGTCGGGCGCTGCCAGATATAGATGCTGGTCGTTTCGATGAAGCGATAGCGAAGTGTTGTAATATATGGGCAAGCTTTCCTGGGGCTGGATATGGCCAGCGGGAACAAAAACTAAGCACTTTGAGAAAAGCGTTTGTAAGCTTTGGTGGAAAACTTGCAGAAGGTGCTTAAAAGAGTTGGCGGCTGGAGCGCTCTCCCTTCAGCCGCCAACACCAAGGCTAGGCGCTCGTTGTAAACGCTGCTGCTTGAAGCGTTTCTTCTTTTTTTGCCGCCGCATAGCGGCGAGCATTCAAAGCTTCGATTGTCTCCTTCTTCAGCTTTTCGAGTATGGCCAGTTTCAGTTCTTCGTAGCAAACAACAATTTTATACCCCGGAAGCTCGACCACTTCAATTTTAACAGAATCTTCCTTGTCTAAGAGAAGTTCTTTCTGCATTACATATCTCCTTTTGGGTTGAGGTTTGGCATTGTTGAAAATAGATCTTCGATCTCAGCTTGGGCTTCAGATTTCAAAGCCTCCTTTCTCATAAGTTCAGCAGACAATGTTCGTACTATACATCCTCGTGCCATGACAAGCAGATCTTCAGCGCCAACATAATACTTGACGAGATATCGCAGCGCATTAGCCTCCTCCATTTCAATCTTATTAGAAAGAATGAAGTTCTCCACAAGAATACGGTGTATTTTTCTTCGCGTCGCTTCTTCTTCGATAAGCTTTTCCATGAAGTGAACAGCTTTTCGAAGATCTTCTTCCTTCCCCTTCTTTTTCCACCGACATAAATATCTAGCTACTTGCGCCGGGATGTAGGGCAGAGCTGTTTGATTAACAAAATCCCAGTGTTGAAAGTCAGACTTGTAGTGGTTTCCCCCAACTTGTCTTTCGTTCGCTTGGTCGCTTACCATTTGTATTCTCCCAGATGTTGTTAAGTTCAGAAACGATGTAGTGAGCAACTTCGTCTTCTCTCTTCATGTTCTTCATAGCTAGATATAGAAAGTTTTCGTAAATTTCCTGCACCGCCTTGCTGCCGAAAACCCTTTCTCTAATGCAGAACATCATCCCGTCAATGCGGTCTGCAATCTGCAGTATTCTCTGTTCGTCTTCTGAAAGCTTGTCGAAGAAGAAAAGTGAATATCTTCGCGCAAGATCCTCTTCAAGATTGTTGATCATTTCTCCAAGAGCTGGAGTTTTCTGTTTAGCCCAGCCATTCATATCTCCGTAGTGTTGTTCTGGAAGATCGTGTGCCAGCGCTGCGAGGATAAGGTTAACTGAAGGATTTTCTGAGATTAAGTAGCAAATCCACGCAACGCCGAAGCTGTGTTCGGCAATTGTCTGTGTAGTCAGTGTGTCAGATGTGTGAAATCTCTTCGTCTTTCCTCCGAAGAAAATGAACTTTAAGATTTCGACTTTATCCGTTATTGGGCTGCTCATCAGTGCTTCCTTTCGCGACGAGCGATCCACTCCACACATGCTCGCTGCCAATCTGTCGCCTTTATTCTTTCTACTTCTTCTAGCCCACTTCCTTCTTTATTTTTTCGCGCATACCATCCCATATACATGGGACGAGCAACGTCGTTAAAGAAAGAATTCTTATAGGTGTTGTGTCTTTTTGGATCTCCCAAGAATGACAGCAGATCGCTATTCCATTCGTCAACATTTGTGGAGACGAGCGGGGAAGGTTCAACTAAGATAACAGAGCGATCTCCGCGAACAGCGTAATAATTTGTCTGGTACGATTCCTGAGCTATCTGTTGTAACTTATCAGTGTTGTACACGTCAAGGTAAACGTGAAAGTTATTACTAAATTGCCTGTACACGCCTACAGGTACGCCAATCCATGCTGCCATGTACTCCTGGAGCATACTAAGGTGCACCGCGTTAGCTCCGTATGCTCCCCATATGACGTCATTTGAGCGGTTACAGACCGTCATATTAAGTTTACCATAGCGCAGGTCGAAATATATGTGGGTGTTACAGGGCACGTCCTTGCTCTTCAGCCCTCCTATTTTTCTCCCTTCACTTGTCGTCAGTTCTGCCAAATCTCCCCCAGCAGACCACATCGCTAAAACTGCACGTCTAGATTTGGGGTTATTTTTTAATTCATTCCCAATAACGAACAATTGATCCATTCCGAACCAAACACGCCAACGTTGCCCATAGGCACCGTGAACATATTTTCCATCATTGCTAAATTCTTTGAAGCGGCTATTGAAGTAAAGCGGCCAGTCTAGGTCGTTGCGGCCGGCAAGCATCCACAATGCTTCCATAAGATGGAAGAAGGGGTTCGCATCACGAGTTGGGCTAAATACTACACGCTCCATTGGATGGGTGTATTCTGTCATCACTGGCCCCGGCGCAACAATCACGCTTCCGTTGCGGCTGTCTTCCTTCACTCCCTCCCTAAGAAGATAAGGCAAGCCGTGAAACAAGGCATCGTTCACATTTCTGACTGTGATAACTTTCATGTGGCACCTCCGTTATATCTTGATCTAGGGCTTCCTTCGCCAAGTCTGACACGTTCGTACTTATCGAACTCGCAAAGACAGTTCTGAACATCTTGAGCATGAAGAGGTTCTATACCAGCTTTTTTAAGCAGCGGTAATAAAGAAGAACGAATATTGTCCAGATATATCTTCCATTGTTCTTCTGTCAGCTTCTTTGAAGTTGGTAGGTTCATCACTCTGTTCAGCCCACGCCTGCTTCCGGTTCCACTAACAGCGAAAGACCACCAATCTTCAACGTTGTTATAACGAATATCGTACTTCACATCGGCGATCACTTGGCCGGCGAAAAAAGGACCAATTCCCTTTATCAGACAAAGTCTCTTACAAAATTCTTCTAATGTCTTGTCCTTCTCTGCTTGAAAGCCCAGTTCTTCCTTTCGCAAAAACATTGGTACAAGAATACTGTTAACAACATATTCTGCTTTGTCTATTTTCTTATTATGTGTTGTTATCATGTACGCGCTAGTATATGTCTTTTCTCCGCTGTTTGTTCTAGTTTGTAACACTTTCACTATGTGGCCAGGATTAAATGGCTTAGGGAAGCCAATTTCTTTCAACGTGTCTGGCCAATTTATCAGACGAGCAACAACAGCCGCAAACCAAAGATCTGAGTCGCCTGCGTTGGGGTTGTACCAATTGTTTCTCAGCCACTTTGTTACAGTGTCTAATTCTCTGTTCACATTACAAAAGCGATAGTTCTGCAATATGACATCTTTTGTCCAAGGCTTCGCTTTTCCGCGCATGCGGCGATCATAAATAGAGTGTCGTTCCCGAATAAATCGAAAAAACTCTTCTATGCGCATTTAAGAACCTCCCTAAGACAACTCTTTATATCTTGTTTCAATGCTTCATCATGAGGCAAGGTTGTATTGGGGGCAGTGTGCCAACTTGCCTGAGCGGCTACTATCTTCCTGGAACGCAACATCGCTTCTCTGGCAGAAACGCAGCAAGAAACAATACAACATTCCGGAACTTCAAACCCAGCTTTCTGCAAAGTTCCAACAGCCTTGTAGTCAACAAGAACAGCCATTCCTGCAGAAATCCCCTCATATAACCTGTTGGCTGGGGAATGATATTGTCGATGCGACTGATCGTCTTCGAGATACAATGTCGCTGCGTACTTAGTCAAGTCCGACGGAATATTTGGTAAAACTCCTGTCATGTGCTCTTCGCCAAACTTATATCGTTCCTTGAACTTTCTCGCCGACGCAGAAGGAGCCGATATTAAAAATGTCTCTTTGGCAAGGTCGTGAGACAGATACCTGTCAAATTCTTTCACGCGGCCATCTCTGAAAGAACCAAAATACAATATTTTCTTTCTCCGAGAACCTAAAAAACTATCTATAGGCTGATAAGCAAGCGCATTCCAATTTATATAGCGATAGTCTTTCTCATTCTTTATACAACGATTCTGACATGTTGACCATACAAAGGTTGGCTTGTTGTGTTGAATACGCTTTGTGAATGCTCTCGTTACAATGCTCATTCCCTCAGTACTTGAAGTTGGCGCCCATATACTGTAATCATTCTGAATCCAAACAACGCAACTGGCTTTCTCCACAAATGTTTCTGTCGCCTCTACTTCTTTGATCATAGTCTTGGGGACATTAATGACATAAAGAATGTAATCTCCGTTTGGCAGCCAAGATCTTATGCTCTTCCCATCTAAGACAATAATATCTTTCTTCGGAACAGGGAGATGCTTCGACAACCAACGCGCAATGCGCGCTCCAGCCACTATTGGGGAATCTATGCAAGCTGGATAATAGACGACATGCTTCATTTCAACCCTCACGAAAGAGCGAGAGCGAGTCTCAGTACTCGCTCCCTTAGTTGTCTCAGTATACCTGAATAAGATTGTTCTTGACAGCGAAGTGAATGTCCGCCGAAGCAACGATCTTACTTTTGTCGCCAGCAGATACTGTTTTCCCGATGACGTCATCGACGTTGCTGGCGGCCATAATCTTCTTCATGAGGGCAGCTCGTAAAGTTCCTTCTCTAGCTCCGTGCTCCTTCGCAACTGTTTTGATCTTCTTACCAACAAACGGACTGGGGCGGCCAGCGCGGCCACTTTCAGACTTCTTCTTTTCTGTCTTCTTTGCTTTTGTTGTTAACTTCTTGTCCGAAGCTTTCTTTCCGATGCTTGAAGAAAGGTTGGCCTTACTCACATCGACAACAAGGCCAGCTTTTGGTGCTTCTTCCTTACTAGCCTTCTTTTCTTTCTTCACAAACTTCTTCACAGTTTCTTCAGTCTTCTTCTCAGTTTCTTCAGTCATGCTTGCTCTCCTTAGTTCTTTCATGGATGCCGCCATAACGGTCGAGGGCTTGCCCCTCTATCACCTTAAACGATACCCCCATCTAAAGACGATGTAAAGCATAAAATTATGTCGGTGTTCTCCTTGAAAACAGATGTCTCTTAAGGGCATGAAGAAACCCGCGCTCAGTTCTGTCCTTCGCCTCTAAGGCAGCCACCATAGCTTCGTCCACTGTATCCTCCATAATGAACCTGTGCACTACGACTTTCTTTGCCTTGTTTCCAGATCTGAGAACACGGCGAAAGAACTGAGTGTAAAGCTCAAAGTTATATGTTAAGCTGTGGAAGGCAACATGGCTGCACATTCCTTCTTGCAAGTTAAGGCCGTGCGCAACACTGGTCATCTGACCAAGCAGCTTAGTCAATTCTCCGCGATTCCACGCCTCTTCGATCTTAGCCAATTTCTTCGGATCAACACCGGCGCCTATATACTGCGTGTCTTTTCCCAACCCCTTCAACAATCTTTTGAGATCATGGTCAAATTCGTAAGCGATGAGAACGGGAGACCCGCCTAGTTCGTCAACAAGATCGACAACAGCTTCTGTCTTAACATCATGAATATGGTGTATAGTCTTCATATCGTCATACACGCCGCCATTGGCTATTTGGCGACACTTCATTGTTGCGGCTGCGGCGTTCATTGCCGTAATTTCATTGCGCTCTAGCCGAGCTATCAATTCACGTTCCATCTCCCTGTACACTTCCCGCGCAGCAGGGGGGAGCTGAAGCTTGATATCATTTATAACTAACTTAGGCAGCTCTAGGTAATCTGCTGCCTCGAGATGGAAAGTTATAGGCGCAATTCGCTCTTGAATGCGCTTCTCAGCACCCGGCTGGAGTCTCCACTCATATCCTCCATATCCTGTAGGATAGAAGTAATTGTGCTTAAAGTGCGAAATGTATTGACCGAGAGCAGCCCCCAAATCTAAAATGTATATCTGGCTGAAAAGATCCAATAATCCATTGGGCGCTGGGGATCCGGTCAGTATATAGCGACGAGAAAAGTGTCTTAGAACAGGCTTTAGAAGCTTAAATCGCTTTGTATTCGAAGCTTTGAACTTACTGCTCTCGTCTATGACAAGAATGTCGAAGCCGAGGCTTTTGAAGTTTCGCGCGAACAACCACTGCAATCCTTCTGGATTGATAAGATAAATATCAGCTTCTTTATCCAGATTCTTTTCTTTGTCTTTTCCATGTAGAATCACCATTTTCAGATCATGGAAATCTCGCCACTTTCTTCCTTCACTGGGCCAAACAGAATAACAGACACGAAGCGGAGCTACAATCAGCGCTCGTGTAAACATCTTCTCTCGCTTAAGTATTTTTAATGCGGCGAGAACAATGGATGTCTTTCGCAATCCAGGATCCAAGAATAAGCCAGCTACTGGGTTTTGAAGAAGAAATTTAACCGCGCGTCTTTGGTAGTCTAGCGGCTTCCATTCTTCTCCCAATGGCTTGGAGTGCTTCTTCGACGTTATTGTGAATTTCGACATCATACCCCAAATTCTGCAAGTTCTTTATGGTGTAGCTTTGCAGCGAAGTTGGCACAGACCCCGGTCTCTTGAACTCTATGAAGAACGGCTTTCCTCCCGGTATTAGGAACATTCTATCCGGATAACCGCGTCTTCCTGCCACATTCAACTTCAAAGCTGTAATCTTGAATTCTTTTTGTGCCTTGGCGACAGTCCTCTTTTCTATCAGTCTTTCTAGTACTTGCACGGGCCGCCTTTCGCTTTGCTGAATGGGCACCACGAACAAGCGAAGCTAGGTTTAGGGAGAAAGCGTTTATCGTTCAACATAGGTTGAACTTTCTGTCTCCATTCTTTCTTCAAAGTTGCGAGCTGACTTCGACTAAATACTTCAGTCGGGGGAGTTCCGCCAACATCAAGATAAAGAAGTGCGGCTTCGACGTCTTCTACTTTAGGATAGCGAAGAAGTCCGCCAAGGCCATAAAGAGACAGCTGCTCTAAGTGACTTTCTTTTGGCTTTCCCGTCTTATGATCTCGGATCCGCAGTAACTTTTTCACAACATAATGAACATCCATCTTAATTCTAAGCCACGCAGCTGGGCTGAACCAATCACAAAGCTCCCAATTTTCTGTGAAAGCCCATTGTTCCTCGACGACAGCTTTGACACGACGCAACGTTTGAAATTCCTTTGAAAACTTGGAAAGTTCCAGCGGAAGTTTCTTTATCTTTCCCCTTGTGAAATCTTCCGCCATTTTGTGAATTAAGTTTCCGCGTTCCATGGATGGCGATGGTGGTTCCGGAAGTCTGAGAATAAACTTACACTTTGCGCGAAAAGCACAATCGCGGTACGTTGTCCAGCGGCTAAAGCTCCAGGTTTTTATTTGTTGTATTGTCATTCTCTATTCCTTATAAGGCTTCAGCCTTCCCCATGACGAACCAACCTTGCCGTCGCTTGTCAACGGTACGTCCAGTTCAATTGACTCCATCGCTTCCTTCAACAACTTCATCTCTTGCTTAACTGCGTTCTTTGGCGCGCTGATGTTTATTTCGTCGTACACAGTAACAAGAAATCGACTGTCCTTCTTTACGCTGTTATAGCGGATGATCGCTTCCTTCGTTACATCAGCAGCGCTGCCCTGGATGAGGTAATTCAGTAATTTATATTCATAGGTCTTCTCCACCCCCTTGATGATGCGTGGGGGTTCCGTATAGTACAATCTTCCGCCCCATGTCCTGATTGGTCTCCCCTCTACACCAAATTTCTTAATCTGTGCTTCAAGATCAGCAATACCCGGCATACCTTTGCGGTGAGCATTACGAATCTGGCGCGCATCTTCTACCGATGTCCTTGTCTTAATCGCAATCTTCTCCACCCCCATCGCATAAATAATTCCAAAGTTGAGAATCTTGACAGCGCGACGCTCCAGGGTTCTTCGTGTAACTTGAGCAATCGCATCCCGCACAAAGTTGTGCACGTCCAGCCGGGGGTTATCCCTATATGCTTGACAAAGCGCACCGTCTTCGAAATGTGCAAGTAGCCTAAGCTCTTGTTGATTGTAATCCCTGTGAAGAAAACTGGACTTCTTATCGGGGAGGACATATGTTCTGACGAGTGGCAGCTCGGGCAATCGAAGAAACGAGGGGTGTTCATAGCCGTCATCCTTGTCGTAGAAGTTTTTTGCGAGGTTTAACAAATTAGGCTCGTAGCAACTTAGTCTTCCTGTCCGCGTTCCTTTTGTATTGTCTTCGCCTTTTGATTGTCGAACTTGGTTCCAGTTTGGGTGAATCATCCCTTTATTTTCTTGCCCCATTTCCAGCCAAGGTTGCATGAACATTCGCAAGCAAGTTGAAAGGCGATTTCGATAGCCAAGAACCTGAGCAACGCGCTTATCCTTGAACATCGTTAACGTCATGTTTTCTTTCGACGTGCTGCGATTTCCTTTTTCTGTGTAGGACCAATCTGTCACAACCCCAGCTCTGTCCAGCGCATCGGCTAGATCGTCATTAGAATCAATGTTCAGATCAGGCGTTTTAAGCCGTTTACGCAACCACTGGTCAGCTTCAGAATGAGCGTTGTTAAACAAAGGAATGTCCCTTCGAAGACCCTTGATATCCACGCGCAGACCAGTGCGCTCGTTGTCAAGAAGAATATACAGCAGTTGGCGCTCGCGATTATAAGCACCCAGCATACCATCACTAACAATCTTCGGATAAAGATCACGAAAGATTTTGTACGTTCGTATAACATCGCCATTTGCGTACTCCCCTACGAGTGTTCCCGGAGCCTTGCTAATATACGCACCCCAATTTCTATCGCTCTTGCGAACAATTCCAGCTCTGACGAGCCATTCGCGAACAGCTTCTTGTTCGGTTGGGGGCATCCCAAGCAATAGCTGTGCCGACGGCTTGAGAGATAAGTTTGCTGCATGAGGGTTGTT